ATAACCTGGATGGAGCAGGATGTTTCCTGAGAAATAATTTCTTGTTTGTATCTTATTATCTTCAAAATGCTTTACCAATGCTACTTTTAACTCTTTACTCTCACAAATAAATGGAACACCAAACCAGCAAACATCAGCTTTCTCTAATTCCCTTACACTTCTTACACCTTTAATCACATTTGTTACCAGCGGAGCTATAACCCACTTAGAACGCTTTCTCCTGCATTCTATTTCAGTAAACTTCTCAAGTTGCACCCTACCAATAGCTCCTTGCAAATCCAATGGTTTGAGGTTATAACCCATCTGTGAAAACACATATTTATGGTCTACAATGCCATCATAAGCATCTAACCACTTATCAAACCTCTTTCCACAAGAACCATCTTTCAATAAATTCTTCTCTCCTACACAAGTACAATCCCTTCCCCACCAAGCAATACTCCTCATTATTTTTATCAAATCAACATCATCTGTACTAACCATTCCTCCTTCTCCAGTACTGATATGATGAGCAGGATAAAAAGAACAACTTGAAGCCACTGCATATTCATTCAGATACTTTCCATCCCATTTACTGCCAAGACTATCACAATTATCCAAAATAAGTTTGATACTAAACCTACTGCATAACTCAATCAGTCTATCCATATCAGGAGGATTGCCAAGTACTGGAGAAACAATAATAGCCTTAACCCAATCAAATACCTTCTCCTCTACTTTATCCAAATCAAAGTTTAAAGTATTCCACTCTATATCAGCAAACACAGGAGTTAAACCATTCTGTACTATTACAGATATTGTAGTAGGAAAACCAACTGGAGAAACTATTATCCCATCATCCTTCTGCCAACCATAATATTCTTTTAACGCTGTAAGCATTACAAGATTAGCGGATGAGCCGGAATTAACCATAAGTGAATGCTTAGTATTAAAACGCTTGCTGAATGCTTTCTCAAAGGCATCTACATTTTCTCCTGCCGTAATCCATTTGCCATTCAAAAAAGTATTGACTCCTGCAATAGCTTCTCTACTATCCCAATAAGGTCCTGAATATGGTATAAGCGTTTCACCTGGAATAAAACTCTTTCCATACAAGTACGGTGGTACGTGATTTCCAACAATATTTGTTATTTCACATATTCCTATCATAGTTCAGTTAATTCTGCATATGACGGTTTAGCAACCCAAAACTTCCTTTCTCTTAAACATGCTTTTTTATCTTGTATGTAATGAGCATAAGCAACAGGATTTTGATCATTGTAAACATAAAGTACTTTATCAATAAACCGCATGTGTTTTAATCCACACATCTCTACCATCGGATAAATCATTGCTGCATCAAACGAATTATTTGGTAACTCTCCATTTGAGTATAGCAAATCCTCTTTCTTTATAGCATCAAATAGTTTCTTTCTACATGTAACCAAATGTGAAGCAAACCACAATCCACTTCTCCTGTATGATTTAGTATCTGTAATCTGAAAACATCCCTTACCATGTAATCCTGATGTACGTATAAAATTTCCATAAGTAAACCATATATCTTCTTGATAAACTTCATTTAAGTACTCAAGTACATCTTCTCCGTATAAATAATCATCTCCACTAAGAAACACTATAATATCTTCTCTTTCAGTAGCAATTAAGTTTATCCCCGCAATAAAGTTCTTAATGTGATAATTCTGCTTTGGTGTATGAATGGCTTGAAACTGTGAATATTCCTTCTGTATAATCTCCCATGTACCATCAGTACTGTTATCATCCATTATAATAACTTCATAATTCTTGTAGGTTTGTGTAATAACAGAGTCAATACATCTCCGTATGTATGGAGAGGCATCACGCTGAGTTATTAATATGACAAACCTGTTATTCATTAGCTACCACTCGTATAAGAATAAACAAATCCCTTTACATGCTTCTTTTCCAAAGTTACCGCTGTTGCTGTACTACCATCTATTGTAAACGTTACTATATCATGTACCTTGACATTCCAAGGAGTAGGCACGCCAGACGTTCCTTCACGCATGAACGTATATTTCAATCCTGTCTCCAAATCCATCAACTTTCCTTGATTTGGTGTATTGTAATAATGATTGTCCATTTCTATAACTATACCGTAACTCATTGATTTATAATATTATAGGTAATGCAAGGCATCGACAAAGCGGATGGAAAGGTATTAAAGGTTCTATTTCATCCAATGTAAATGTCTTTCCTTCCATACTTTCACATTTTGAACAGACCCTGTTGTCTCCGGCTGTAACCCACTCCGCTCTAACTTGTATTCCTAATACTCCCCAGTTTCTATATTCTTGAATCGCAGCAAGATGAAAAGCTCGTATTGTCTCAGTGCGAGCAATCATCTCCGCTCTGCGTTTTGCTGAAATAAACCTCCCTAACTTATCAGTTATTCCAAGCGTTCCTGCACCTGTTCCATCAATAGCAGCAATCATCTTTCGTGCAAGCAATCTTGGTCCATCCCCATCTATCATTCCCTGTGCAAGTATTTGAGAGATCATATTAGCCATTGCTTCCGTCACACCTGTTAGTTCATTAAAGACTCTTGTAAACAACAACCCTACTCTGTCCATATGAAATGGAAGTCCAAATACTGCATCAATTCCTCCCGTATCTTCAATAGATGGAACTGTCATTCCTGCTCTCTGCATCTCATACCTTGCTCGCATTATCCCTCTCTTGTATGAATCCGCTACGTACATATTAGTCCAAGCAGATTCAACAGCTTCTCCTATTTGACGATATTGCTGAATTGTAAGAATACCTCTGTTAACCTGTTGCCTCAACCATTGCATAAACGCTTCTACACGAGCAGCTGAACGAGTGTAATCAAAAGCATGGAAACCTGGAGGATACATCTGTTGTGTTACCATACGTTTCTGTGCTCCAAAACAATCTTGCTCAACAACTGTAACTCTGATAACTTTTATTAACTCATCAAACCTGCGGTTCATATCACGAGACCATAAATTGCGAAGCACAGTAGTATTCGTTGGATCATACTGAGCATAAACAGTTAATATGTCTTTCTCACACAGATGCACTTGGTGATCTCCTTTTTAATTTAGGTTCTCCTTTTTGCTCTTTACTTTTTTCCTTTACAGGTACTTTAGGTGGTTCAGGTTCAAGAATGTCCTGCATTTCCTTCATCTTCTTCACTTCCTCTTCCATCTCTGATTCCCTTACACTATAAACCCACTCCACATCATCTTCACTCAATCCAAGGCATTTCTCCATAAATACACTTGGCGGTATAATTTCAATTGCCATCGGATTTCTTGTGTATTCCGCTATTGCATTTGCCCTTGACTTACCTATGTCCACTCTCATCTTCTCACTCTGTGCAAACAGCTCAGACCACTTAACTGTATAATTATCCTCTGGCTCTGGTAAAATACCATACTTAATTAAAGCATCTACAAATGGACGGACTATACAGGGTTCAGCATGCTCCTCACGCCTTGTCTGCACATAAGACAACCATTCACTTCTATCTTCCGATGACGCCAGTTCTCCACGCTCACTCCCACTTAATATCCTTACAGGAATGCCTGTTTCTGAAGAAAGGAGCTTTAATTGTGTATCCATGTGAGTAGAAGGATCAGCTATCTGCTGTGCTAAAGCGTTTAACTCCACTCCTTCATTAACAAGAATCCTTCTTAGATCATGCTCATACTCATCATACTGTTCTTTAAGAGCGTCCTTGAATGCTTGAGTTGCCTGATACTCTGGATCAAGTTTTCCTGCATAACCTGGTCTTGCTCCCCTCCAAAACATCTCAGCATCACCCCCAGCTATTTTCTCAATATCCATCAAACGATTATATATTGGTTCCAGTCTTGGAGTACCATAAACATCAGATTCCAAAGGATTATCCGTAACATGGATTACTCTACTGTAATGGACTTTAATTTCCTTCTCAGTTTTGATGTTTACATCAGATGTCTTAATCGTATAAATCAAAGGAAGTCCATATCTTTCATCAGTAGTATTTTCCACAAACTTGGAAACTTCCACTGAGTTTTCACTCAAAGGACGAACATAAGCAAGTTTCCTTGTACCACTTTTTACTGGTGTACTCCATCCTCCTCCTGTTACATCATCCAATCCAAGTATTAATACTCCAAAACGACCAATACCCGTCATACGATCCAAACGGGAAAGTCGTGATTTTAACTGAAGCGTCCTGTCAAGCTGTCTCCAAATCTTTTCAAATTCAGTCTCTTCAGATTCATTAGACTCTATCAATAGCAATGAACCTTGCCAAGTAGCTTTAACTGGACGATCAATAACAGCCTTGGCTATATCCTGCCGTTGATAACGATTGAAAAAATCTTTGAAAGTAAGTTCTTTGGGATACCCAAGTGCTTGATAAATATCACGATTTCCACCGTATGAATCCATGCCTAATCGGGAAGCTATCATCATACGCCCTAACAGTTCTGACATGGTTTGTATCTGCTTCCCGTTATTAGGTTCTCTCTTTATTCCTGTCGTGCGTTCCATTAATTAAAAATTATAAACTGCTCCTGTAAGTAAGAAAAACTGCTTTCCGGTAAAATTATATCCAGCACCTATATTTACAAACTGCAAAGCATTAAACGTTCCTGCTACTGCTATACCTGCATCAAGTTGAGATGCATCAAGCATAACCAACGTATTAAAACCATAATTGTTAACAATTACTCCATTATGTTCTACGTAATGCTGGAAACCAACACCAATACCTGCAGACGAGAAAGTTGAACTATTAAACGTCTTAGTATCTTTATCATACGTAAACTGGACAGCTGTCAGAGTAGCTGCGGGACGGAAAAACCATTCCACTGATTTATCTCCTTCCGCTTTTACAAGATATGGTGAGCCTGCTTTTTTATCAAAGAAACCAGAAAATGTTCCTTGTGCCATTGCTGCCAACGGCAACATCATCAATAAAATAACAATTAACTTTTTCATCCTCTTACTGCTTTAATTTCTTTATCCGTCATAAACTTACCTTTAATAGATGGAACTTGCTTTTTGATTAGTTTCCCAATCCAGCTCCAAATAAGACCAAGCACTGAACCTTGTTTTATAAGGTTTGTCTGTCCAAACAAAGTTTCAAGAAAAGCATACAATATGAAAACCAAAGTCCATAGATTAGCCTTCAGAAACTCTACAATAGTGTCAAAGCCTGTAACAATAACCACATTGGTTGTGTCAGGCTGTTCTTGTGCTATCACAGCTATCACTGTAATAAACATCATCATAAAAAACATAAAAAACTTTTTCATTTTATTCCGTAATTTTAATTACCCAAAAATCAAACGACTTATTATTATCCAATACATATTTCCAAGGAATCAAACATCCTCCATCAATCCCCCAACTTTTATTCCAACTATTGAGCTCAAACACTCCAGCAGGTTCATAATCCAAAATACATTTGCAATGCCCTCCTACTTCATTTTCCTTGCATTTCTTAGGATATGGCACAATACCTGTTGCAGCTACTTCAGCTGACATAAAGGATTCATAAAGAATCTGACCATAAACTACTGCATATCCTTCATAGATAGCACTCATTATGGCTTCTTTCGTAACAGGGAAAATTCTATAGTAGGATAAAGCCTGATGTTGTTCTCCTTCAGCAAAAGCCTGATCTGACGGTTTATTAGTGAACTTATAAATATCATAAGGCCAAGTTTCTTCTTTACACAGACCAAACTTATTTAACCCTTTAATAGTATCTCTTATACTTGCTCCACTATCATCATTCTTGTACTCATCCGTGCGAGCATTATAATAAGCAAACAATCTGGATGGTTCAAATATCGGTTGTCCGTTTGTGATAAGAGCCTTTATAAAACCTGCGGACCCACCATGACCAGTGCAGGAACCGATACTGCCCTGATCCCACCGAAAAGGGAAATCTTTAAAGTTTTTCCTTGCAGTGGTTTCTGGCAGTGGTTCTAACTTATATTTTGGAGCAAAAACAAAATCCCTGTTATCCACAGTATCTCGTTTCAATCCAAAATTCCTTGTTGGTATAGGTCTCTTTCGTAAGATATACCTACGGATAAATTTCCACACTCCAACAAAATTGACTTTGAATACAAATGGTAATTTCATACTATATTTATATATACTTTTTCACCTGCTAATATATATGCTTTTAACATAGCCGTTAGCTTCTTTTCATAATAAGTACTGTTGGTCACTTTTCCAACTGCGGTATTATCCCCAACAAGAATACATCCAGCCGTATCTTTAACAGTATTCCCACGATGAATTCTTATACCTATAAAATGCTTTACGTCCAATATTAGTGGTAAATCTCTTTTAAACTTTGGACTATGTGAAACTATCACTTCATATCTTCCATAAGGAATAGCTGTTTCTCCATAAATCTTTAATTCTCCATAATCCTTCAAATCCCCATCTTTGTTTAAATCCCTTACAGGATCTTCCAAAGTATTGCAAAAATACCTATCTGCCATAGATAAAATCCCTATAGTATAAGTAGGTTTACAAAACATTCTTTCAAGAAACAAGTTTACCATAATGGATTAGCTAAGTAATGAATAAACAATAATGTTATAATAGCACTTATAAATACTGCTATTGCTATCCTTAATCCTATATTCCACCAACGTTGTGTCTTTTCAAGTCTGACTATTCTTCTCTCTTCATCTGTAACTTTACACTCAACCTCTTCAAGCCTCTTTTTAATTACCGTAAGATCAGCTTTTATAATAAGGATGTCAGATTTTATTGAAGAAATTCCTGTGATAATCTCTTCAAGTTTCAAATTCATAGGAGCAATAGCTCCAGCTAAATCCTTACAAACACAAGTAGTTACACTTTTAATAAGTGCTTCATTATCTTTCTCATATACATCAAGAAGAAATTCTTTTAACTCTTCCTTTAATTGATCTCCTAAAAGTAAATCCCTATGATCCTGCCATCTTAAAAGAAATTGTTGCATAGTAGGATTAAGGTCTTTTAATTCCTTAATTGCAGAAGGAGTCATGAGTTTCTTGATCTCACTATCAAGCACCCCTTTCTCTGTAATACTTACTTTCTTTGCAGACATTACTTATTTATTTTACGAATTTTAATATTAGTTTTCAAAGTATCACACCAGTCAACTTGTCCAACTGTAAGCCCATCCATATATTTATAAAACTCCTCCTTAGTCAATGTATTGTCTCTCATAAGATATCGAGCATAAGATTTCTGTGTTTTATCAAGTGCAGTATTTACTCCTACAACATCTAACTGTAAATTCTGAATGCTTCTACCAAGACGGTATCCTTGCATTGAAACACCATCAAGTTTATGGGATAGACTATCTACTTTTGCTATCACTTGCTGAATAGCACTATTGTTATCATTCGTGGTATGAATAAAATTAAATACTCCCCACAAAACTCCTATTGCAGCAGCAGTCCCTGTAATATAACTCGCTATCTTTGATATATTCAATGCTTTCTCTGTCATTCATTCATGTAGTTGTATACCGAACCCACGATTATCCCATTAATGAATATAAATCTTTGAAATTTATCACATTTACTTTCGCAGTATTACAATAATCCAACAGTTCAGTTAAATATGCTACTGTTCTTTCGTATCCTTCAATAGGGTTAGCCTCTACAATATTATGAAGCATAAATACTTTGATTGAATTTCTTGCATACAATCCATCAATTATTCTTTTAAACACATTAGTATCATCAAATGCAGCATTAGCCAGGTGGCCTTGGGTTATATCAAACTTGTTATTTGTAGGTTTCTGATACGGCAATAATTCAGGTGAGGCATTAGTACCTCTAACTAATTTATAATATTCAGCAGCAATTAATTCAACCCAAACCTGATCATTACTATATGGATAAGCTGCCGTTTCAGGTGTTGCCAAACCATTTGAAATAAACGCTAAGTCAACGGCATCAAGTTCTGCCCTTAATTGAGCTTCTGTTAATGTCTCCCATTGAGTATGAGTTTGACCATGACTACCTAATTCAAAACCATGAGAATTAATTTCATTTGCCTGTAACCACGATAAATACCCTGCTGTTCCTATTGCATTAGTTCTTAAAAAGAATGTTGCTTTTTGATTCCTTACCTTAAATTCATTATAAATTTTAGTATATACTGATTCCAAGCCATCATCAAAGGTGAATATTGCATAACCTGATTTTTTTGATGAACTATTTGAATAACTTAAAAATGGAACCCTATTGCCTTTTTGATAATTATACAATGCGGCAATTTCATTATTATCTAATACGTCAAACAAAGCTACGTCACATATATTGCCACCAAAAGTAAAAGTAGTAGAATATGAGCCATTCCCATATATATTCCCAATTACAATCCTCTCTAAAGCCTCGGCCGTTACGATTTTGGGGATTAACTTCAACCCATCGTAATATAAGTCAATTATACTATTTGCACCAACGGAATTAATTGTAAGTACAATGTGATGAAATTCACCATCATCCAGTGCCCACGAATCAGCTGCCCAATCACATAATAACGTTCCATCTTTACGATTCACTTTAAATAAATTTCCATTTAAAAATAACCCTCCATATGTTCCTCCAGTCCCAATTAAACATGCATTTATGGCTCCAATTGTTTTTTTAGCCCATAACGAAATACTGTAAGAATTACTCACAATAGCCCCGCACGAAACGTATCTTTTTACTCCATCGGCGACAAATTGATATGATTTGTCAATTTTACCAGGGCTCCCCTGAGTAACATTGTATACTGTTCCATTTTTATCACCCCACGAATCTATAGCGTTACCAGATATTTCGTTTAAATTCCAATAATTATTTAATTTAGATTTTAATCGACTGCTCCAATACCGTGTCCACCGCCCCGCAGAGCCAAACCCAATTCCTATACCTATTCCAATTCCAGGCATAGCTTATCTTCTTAAATGTTTCCAACCATATTCTTCATAATAGACCATAACACAACCTGCTATGACATGAATACGAGTCAAAGGATAATCTGGAATAATCAAATCATATTGAAGTAATGAAGGAACACCTTCATCACTATCACCTCCAGAACTCCCCCCTACATTTGCTCCAAGCCATGAACGATCTGATGTATCATCAATACGTACTTCTGATCCATTCTGATCTTCTACAACAGAAGCAATCTGTGTACTATCTGCTCTTACCACTATTGCATAAATCCGTCCACGCCTTGCCTTGAAATCACCATCCTCAGATGTTACTATATCACATCCTGTTCCACCTGCTATTCTTTGTGTTCTGTCCTGCATTGTATTATATTTTTATAGTTTATGAACTAAAAGCTGCGGTATAAGCTACCGTTCCAAGACCAAGTGTAGTCTTTGTCTGTGCAAATGGCTGTTTTGCAAAAGCTCCAGAACCACTTGCTACAAGAAAGTCATTTGCAGCCGTTGCAAGAGAATGCTTAACATAGTCAGACGTTGAAGTATCCGTTCCAATCCCAAGTTGCAACTTCAACTCATCTATCCTTGTCCCTGACTTCACTCCCTTTAATGTGTACAAATTGTCAATTACTCTTTTCATAATATTTTAAGTTATACGTTGTGCAAATTTCTTTTGAGTAAGGTGAGAAAATGCACCAGAACTGG